AAATGGTAACAACTCTTAAGAGAAGATACCCAATTGCTTTTATAATAGTTAGTCAACTTAATAGAAATATTGACAGCCCTGAGAGAAATGAAGATGGAAAGTATGGTAACTTTATTTTAGAATCTGATTTATTTGGAGCAGATGCTTTGCTTCAACATGCAGATACATTAATAGGCCTTAATAGACCAGGTAAACAAAAAATTATTTATTATGGTGTAGAAAGATATATTATAAATTCAGATAAATCAATACTAGCTATGCATTTTCTTAAGTCAAGAAATGGTGAAACAGGCATAGCTTTCTTTAAAACTGAGTATAAAAAAATGAGTATTGTAGAAATACCAACACCTCCACAACAAGTAAGAAAAGTAAGAATATGATAATAACCTATGGATTAGACAAAAAAGAGAATCTTAAATTAATTAAAGATTTTCATAGTAAAGCAATGTTGGAAAATGGTGATGCTGATAGTATCATTATACCAAAAATGGCCTATAGGCCTACAGGAAAGACTGAAGTACATATCAGTTTTTTTCACAGTGAAATTAGTAGAGGACAAGATCTTTTTATTGAGTTCACAAATAGAGACAATGTTCCAGAAGATATAGAGAGAGCTTTATATTTATGGAGATTCAACCCTCACTTTGATGAGGAGTATGAGAAAACAGAACCAGCTGCAGTAACAGGACACATAAGATATCTTGTACCTGTAGATGAATTAAAATTAATTAAGAAATATAGTATTTCTGAACCTACTGTAGAAGCCCCTATTGCTCCTCCAGTTAAAACAAAAAAGATAGAGACAAAGACTATTGAAACTGACTTTGACTTGCCAGATTTAAGCTTAGATCCTCCTATTAATGAGATGACTATGCTAGATCTTGCAGCAATATTATTGAACAAACCAGTTAGTAAAAAAGAATGGCTTAATAACATAATAAAAAATAAATAATGGAAAATAATGAAGTAATCAAAACAGAAGCAGACTTAAGTAAGTTTCTGACTACCTTAATTGACTCAAAGAAGTTACCTTCTCATATTAAAACTGTAGAAGAAGCTTTTACTATTGCTCAAATGGGTAAAGAATTAGGCTTTCCAACAATGCAAGCATTTCACTATATCATACCTATTCAAGGTAGATTAAGTTTAAGTGCTAAAGCAATTGGTGCATTACTAAGAAGAGGTAATATAAAGTTTTATACTAAAGAAGATGGTGTATATGTTTATCCTGATGGATCTACAGATATTATATCACCAAAACCTGATGGTACTAAGCCAAGTGATAGAAGAACTACAATTGTTTTTACTAGAGATGGTATGAATGAAACATGTTCATTTACATGGAAAGATGCTACTCTTCAAGGTTTAACTAGTAAGGATAACTGGACAAGAATGCCAAGAGAAATGCTTTATGCTAGATGTCTTGCTAAAGGTGCTAATAGAATTGGTGCTGATATGTTACTAGGTTTGTATACTGCAGAAGAACTTGCTGATACTTTCTTAAAAGAAGAACAAGTTAAAAGAAATGATGATGGTACAATTTCAGAAGTAGTAGATACAAATTATACAGAAGTTAAATAATAACATAATAACATAAAAAATAAATAACATGAGCGGAAAATTAAGTACAAAAGACATCAAAGTTGGTGGAGAAGGAGTTGCTAAAACATTAGAACCAGGATCTCAAAAATGTAAAATTAACAATGTAGCCCTTGAGGATTTTAAATACAAGGAAGGTGCATATAATGTTTTATTAAGTTTAGAAAGTGAATCAATGGGTGATGCATTTGAAGGCTTCTTTATTAACAAAGACAAGCCTGAATTAGGTAGACATGCTGGAAAAGTAGGTACAGTTAAATTAACTGAATGGGCTTTTGCTGATGGTGAAACTAAATCTGGTATTGCTGTAAGCAGAGATAAAGAATTATTAAAAGCTCTTAAACAATTGTGTATTAGCTTAGGTTGTGATTCTTGGTTAGATAAACAAGACAATAAACATGATACAGTTGAATCATTGTTTGCTGCTTTTGGTAAAGACAAGCCTTACAAAGACACTTTATTTAATTTCTGTATTGCAGGTAAAGAATATCAAAACAAAGCTGGATATAACAGCTATGATTTGTATTTACCAAAATATAGCAAAGATGGTGTACCTGTTGAATCTTTAACTGCTGAACCAAGTAAACTTATAAAGTTTGCAGAAGGTACTCACATTAAAAGAAAAGCAGTTACAGCTGTTAGTGAATTTGGAGATGCTACTGATACATTAGATGCATCAGGTGGTCTTATCACAAATTCAGGAGCAGACTTTGATCTTTAATATTAACAAGGGGAGCTAATAACTCCCCTTTTATACTAAAACTATGTTAAGAATAAAATCATTGATTACAAGTATAAGTGAAGTTCCTAGAGAATGGGTCTATGAACATTATTTAAACTTAACAGAAAAGCTGAGTGGGCAAGACATAAAGATTAAATCAGTATTTAATCCTAATGACAAAACTCCTTCAATGTATGTATATTATTCAAAGAACACAACTTATAGATATAAAGACTTTTCTACTGGTAAAACAGGAGATGCTTTAGATCTAATACAGCAGATGTTTAGCTTAAGCACTCGTGGAGAGACTGCTTATAAAATAATTGAAGATTACAATACTTATACTCTTACTAATAAGGAAGATTATAGTATAAGAGAATTTAAAAGACAAACTAAATTCAAAGTAACAAACTTTGCTACAAGAACCTGGACTAACCTAGATAGTAAATTCTGGGGTAAATTTCATATAGGCTCTAAACTTTTAGAGTTTTATAATGTAATGCCTCTAGCAGAATATAAACTTTCAAAAGAAGAAGAAGGTGAAATAAAGGAACTTACTATTAAAGGTAGTAATATATATGGTTACTTTAGAAAAGATGGTTTGTTGTATAAAATTTATCATCCCTATACAAAGGATCATAAATTTATTAAGATAAAAGATTATACTCAAGGCTCAGACCAATTAACTATGGAATTACCATATCTAGTTATCTGTAGTTCATTGAAAGATATAATGGCTTTTACTAAACTTGGATATAAGAATGCTGAGGCAATAGCCCCGGATAGTGAAAATGTTTTGATACCAGAACATGCTATCACAGCATATAAGCATAAATATAAAGGTATCTGTACTTTATTTGACAATGATAATGCAGGAAAGGAATCTATGAAGAAGTATAAAGATAAGTATGGTATACCATATGTTATTCTTGATATGTCTAAAGATTTATCTGACTCTGTAAGAGATCATGGCATTCATAAAGTTAAAGACCAGTTAACCCCTTTATTAAAAGAAAAGTTAAATGGATGAGTTTCAAGATTGGTTAATGACATTAGAACAACAGGACTTAACCAATGAACTTAAAATGGAAATACTTTCAAAGCTAGATGGACTTATTGATAAAGAACTAATAATAATGTTAAAAAACTTAAAAGCATGAGTTGGATATATAAAGGAAGAGTATTTGAAGATAGGGACATTCCAGAAAATGGAATAGGTTTCATATACCAAATGTCTGTTATACTTGATGGTAAATCTTATACTTACATAGGTAAGAAGAACTTCTTTTCTAATACTAAAACCAAACTTGCTAAGAAAGCTATCTCTACAGACAAGAGACTCAAAAAATACAAAGTAGTAACCAAATCTGCTTACCAAAATTACTATAGTAGTAATGATGTACTTAAAAAAGCACATAAAGATGGTATGCTTATTCAAAGAACTATCCTTAAGATATGCTTTAGTAAAACTGAATTAACTTATCAAGAAGTTAAACATCAGTTTGAACTAGGTGTATTAGAAAATGATATGTACTTGAATGGCAACATATTAGGCAGATTTTATAAACAAAAGAAATAATGGCAACAGGATTAGAATTGATGCTAAGATTAAGGGATCTTGGTATTGTAAGTGTATATGCAGAATTTTCTGGTGGAGGTGACAGTGGAACTATTGATGATATGAATTACCATTTATCAGATTCTACAA